GCCAGTGATTGCAGCTGCGGCAGCACGACGGTCCAAACCCAATCCAACAGCAGCGCCGCCCGTCGTTGCTCTAGCGCCCGGCCGCGCCCGGTCCCTGCCGCGAGGGGCAGGAGGGCTTTCCAGTCGGACGAGTTGCGAACCGCGTCCGGCATCGCATCTTGAATGCCGATTATCCATCGGCCGATGACGAGGCTCATGCAGTCGGGGATATCGTCGGTCAGCCGTCCCGTGAGAGCTAGGTTGATCGCCGCGATGGAGCACGGTTCCTCGGCCGTGCCGAGTCCGCTGGCGAGGTTGTGCGTTGAGAGGAAATCGGCGATTTTTTGGGTGTCGATAGTGTTCATGGTTGCGCTCCTGCGAGGGTAAGCACTTGATAGGCGTGGCAAGCGTAGATGATCGCTTGCAGGGTCAGGACGATGACGATAGCGGTCACAGTAGGTTTCCTTCTTCAGTCGGATATTGGGGTGCCGGCGCGGGCGGTATGCGTCGCAGGATCGGCACATGGCGTCCGTCCTTGGTTGTGGTCCACACCGGAAATGGCCAGCGATCAGGCGGGGTCATCGGCGTCCGTCCTTGCGGTCACAGTACGCCCACCACGCGAGCACGAGACCGGCGCCGATGTAGACTCCGATAATCAGGACCGCCAGCATCGTTAGCATGTCAGGCCCCTAGCGCGTGCCCATGCCGCGACGATGGACCGCTGTGTCGGTGCGTCTGGTTGGCGAGTGCCGCTGAGGTATCGCCACAAGCTGGACCGTCCGATTCCGAGCGTTACGGCCGCTCTAGAGGGCCCCTGAGCGGCTACGATGTCCTGCAAGGCCCGCTGCCAGTCGGGGAGCATGGCGGCGATGCTAGGGGCCGCAGGGCGCGGGGCGGGACGGTTGAAGGTGACCGGCGCCGGGCCTGCGCCCGGGCGGTAATCGAGTCTGGCGGTTCTCATGACACGAGGTCTCCGAGGGATAGCAGGATAACGAGGATAGCCCATAGAACGGGCGTGGCGAGTATGGCGAGGATCAGTTCACGCATCATGAGTCTCCGATGGGGCGAAGCAAGATTCAGCGTAGGCATGCGCAGCTTGGAACGTGGGGAAGATGCGCCGTCCGGCCTCCATACGCGAGTCTAGGTCGGTCACGACGAGCAAATAGATGGTTTGCTCGACCGTGACGGGCTTGATGGTGACCATCAGGCCGTCGTCTAGGTCGATCCGGTTATACAGATGGGCGCCGGTCACGTGAGGAGACTCCGAAGCCAATCTTGTGCGCGCGCATCGTCGATGCGCGGGTCGCCGCACCATTTGGACCAATCGAGCAAGGCGCTAACGATCATCTCGGACAACGAGAGGTCGCCGCATCCGGCTTGTAGATCGGCCATCTGCCGCCAATCGCTGACCCAGCAAGCGGCAGTGTGCGCGTCTTCGTTGACCAAGGCATCGGCCAAATAGCCGAGTGTCGACGACACTGCGTCGTCGCCGTAGCGCAGGGCATCGGCGCGCCCTGACGCCGTGATCGCGCGCGCGGTCATGGCGTCCCAGTACTGGGCAAGCCAGTCGCCCGCGTTGATGCTATTGACCGAAGCGTTGGCATCAACGCGACGCGCGGCAGCGACGACGAGGGGGGAAATGGCGGTGGCGGTGATAGTGTGCATGTCAGACTCCCTTTAATGGACGTGGTAAGAAACGGTGGCGACGTCGCGAGCCCAGCATGCGCGGCAATCGCGGCAGGCATTGCCTTGCGACTGCGCCGGGCATGCGTACGCGTTAGCGGGTGCGGCCGCAGTGTGGACTAGCGAGACATGGGTGAACCCAGCCGGTGGCGCACCATCGACCATTTGCGCAGATACGCGCACAATCAAGTTAGACGGGATGCATTCGCGGATGCTGCGAATGATGCGTTGTTCGCGGGTCGGAAGCCAGAATTGCACAAAGGGCAGGCGCTCGGCGATGGCGATGATGCGCAAGGCATGGTCAACGGATTGCAGATCGCCACTGTCATGCCAGCGAAAAAACGGTTCATCGCCTTGCGCGATAGCATCGGCAATCAAGAAGACCATCGCATCTTCCCACTGCGGATGGTCGATAGCAGCAAGGCGCCTTTGCTGCGCAGTCTGAACGCTAGGATACTGATAATTGCCTTTGAGCGCGTAGCATTCGTGACAGACGCTACCGGGGACGGCGGCAAGCTTGCCACCTACCTTGCAAGCTTGCGCGGGAAGACCGTACGCCCGCCCGGGCATCTTGCTGGGATTGCCGAGTGTGCCGGCGATGCCGGTAGCGCGGGTCTTGGTCCATCCTTGCGCGCGCATCGTCGCGACGATGAGCGCAGCGGATTCGATTGCGGTAGCTTGCATGTCCGTACTTTCCTCTATTGTTGGCGGGCGCCTGCGGGCGCCCGGGTGGTGGTTAGTTGATCTGCTGCGCGGTGGCGTAGCCACCAAGATTACCGAGCAGCCTGCGTACAGTGTCGGCACTGACAGGGACGTCGATCCAATACACCCGGGCGTCGTCGCCATACTGCGCAGCGACATCACGCGCGGCAGCGGCGGTGGTTTCGCAACCTCCAACATTACCTTCGCTGTCCTCGATGATGTAAAACCTCATGTCTGTACTTTCCTCTATTGTTAGCGGAATCGCGATCGCGTTTCCATGTTTGAGATCATGCGACGAGAGTCAGAATCTTGTCAAGAACTTTTGCACAAACTTGCGTTCCCTTGCCCACACATATGCACACTTTTGCATAACCCACAAAATGACCCACACGACCACGTTTTGCTAGCTAGTGTCACGCTTTCGCGCATCTTGGTGTGGTCTGGCCACAAAAAACAGCGTTTTGTGGTCAGTTTTGTGGATGTCAACGCGGGGGATTAAACGCGCCCCCCATCAAGGTGTTACGGCTTGTGGGTGATATCTACCCTTAATTTTTAAGAGTAGAAGTACTATGTGGATATACAGTAGTTTAGCTATACGCAATTTTTGCGATGGGTACACTACCCACACTGCCCACAGCCCTAAACTGGGGTCGGGGGGCGCGCATCTAGCCCCGCTTGTCTCACACTTTCGCGCAACATCTTGTGGTCAGGGAACACTCCAGTTACAAGCTTTCGCGCAACATCTTGTGGCCATGACCACATTGCCCACAAGCTCCGGAGGCGGGCGCACACGGCCGCGCCTTTGCTCGCAGCCAAGGGTTAGTGTGTGCTCACTAACTGGTGTTAGTTAGTGCTCACTAACCCCGGCCGTTAGTTAGTGCTTACTAACCCTGGCTTGGCGTGGACGACCGCGCGCGCGAGGCCCCCGGGTAGGGCCGACGCAGCCGGTCACTGTGACAGGAGGGGCCGCACAAATTTTTTTTTGTTATCCACAAACCCCACGTCACACATCTTCTAGCGCACAAATTTTTTTTAAAATCCGTCAGCCCCTTGTCAAACATCTTTTAACAATCGCACGCAGCACACAGCCTCCGACTTGTGGTATAACCCGCGCATGGACATCCAGACAATCCCGCTCGCGCCCCGCGTTCTCAGGGCGACGGAGGCGCGACTACAGTCGGTCTACGACGCGGCGCGGCTAGGTCTGCAAGGGGACAAGTTGGCGATGGCAGCGGGAATGCTGCCAGTCGAGTATTATCGCTTACGGCAGCTAGATCCGCTTGTCGAAATGGCCGAACTGAAAGGCCGCGCTGACGCCGAGCAGCAACTGGCGCGCGTCTTGCACGACGCCGCGCTGGCGGGCGACGCCAAGGTCGCCCTCGATCTGCTCAAGCACCGCCACGACTGGGTAGCGAAGCAGCAGGTGCAGGTGGACGTCAGTCAGCAGATCTCCATCGTCGCGGCGCTACAGCAGGCAGAACAGCGCACCATCAACGGCAGCGCCACCCTCATCGAGGACTCCCGTGAAGCTAGCCCTGCTAATACTCATATGGATCGCCGTAATGTGGCTGATCCACAAACTGTTTGACTGACCCCCGCCTTCGCCGACACGTCTAGATGCAGAAGCCCATTTATAGTGCGGACGACGAGCAGGCGCTGATGGCGCGGCTGTGGTCGGCCTCGCTGCGCGACGACCCCGAGGCGTTCGTGTTGTTCGCCTTCCCGTGGGGGCAAGCGAACACGCCGCTGGCCCGCTTCAGCGGCCCGCGCAAGTGGCAGCGCGAGGTGTTGCGCGACGTCGCCAATCATCTGAAAGCCAACCGCAACGCCGACGTCATGCAGACGCTGCGCGAAGCGGTGGCGTCCGGGCGCGGCATCGGCAAGTCGGCGCTGGTGTCCTGGCTGATCCTGTGGATGCTGTCCACGCGCATCGGCTGCTCTGTGATCGTGAGCGCCAACAGCGAGGCGCAGTTGCGCTCGGTGACCTGGGGCGAACTGACGAAGTGGACGGCGATGGCGATCAACGCCCACTGGTGGGAGATCAGCGCGACAAAGCTGGTCCCGGCGCAGTGGGTAACGACGCTGGTGGAGCGCGACCTGAAGAAGGGCACGCGCTACTGGGCGGCGGAAGGCAAACTGTGGTCGGAGGAGAACCCGGACAGCTACGCGGGCGTGCACAACCACGACGGCATGATGGTGGTGTTCGACGAGGCGAGCGGCATACCGGACCCGATCTGGGCGGTCGCCAGCGGCTTCTTCACGGAGAACATCCTCGACCGCTACTGGTTTGCCTTCAGCAACCCCCGGCGCAACAACGGGTACTTCTTCGAGGCGGTGGAGGGTAGCAAGCGCGAGTTCTGGTCCAGCCGAAAGATCGACGCGCGCACGGTCGAGGGGACCGACAAGAACGTCTATGAGCAGATCATAGACGAGTACGGCGAGGACAGCCCGCAGGCGCGGGTGGAGGTATACGGGGAGTTTCCCAGCGCGGGCGACGATCAGTTCATCCCGCCGCATCTGGTCGAGGAAGCGTTCCGGCGACCGGCGTACAAGGACATGGAGGCGCCCGTGGTCATCGGCGTGGACCCGGCACGCAGCGGCGCGGACTCGACGGTGATCGCGGTGCGGCGCGGGCGCGACTTGGTGGCGCTGCATCGCTACTACGGCGACGACACCATGACGACGGTGGGGCACGTCATCGAGGCGATAGAGGAGTACAAGCCCACGCTGACGGTGATTGACGAGGGCGGGCTGGGGTATGGCATTTTAGACCGTCTGACCGAGCAGCGGTACAAGGTCCGGGGCGTGAACTTCGGTTGGAAGTCAAAAAACGCGATAATGTGGGGCAACAAGCGCGCGGAGTTGTGGGGCGCGATGCGCGAATGGCTTAAAACGGCGGCGATAACCGAGGATCGGAAGCTGAAAAGCGACCTGATCGGGCCGAAAACGAAGCCGGACAGCAGCGGAACGATCTTTCTGGAGTCGAAGAAGGACATGAAGGCCCGTGGGTTGGCCTCGCCAGACGCGGCGGACGCGATTGCGGTGACTTTTGCGTTCCCGCTGGCCCATCGGGAGTACAATCCGAAGCCAAAGCGCGTCGTTGCCTACCAAGGCAGCGGCGTTGCCAACTCATGGATGGGGGCCTGACGTGCCGCTGAAGAAATCCGCGTCGAAAAAGGCGTTTTCTGAGAACGTGAAGACCGAAATGGCGCACGGCAAGCCGCAAAAACAGGCCGTGGCCATTGCCTACGCCACTCAGCGCAAGGCGCAAGCGAAGAAAAAATGACCAAAGAAGAGCGTCTGTCACAGATGCGGCAGCGCCTGACATTGGCGCTGTCGGCGTACTCGGAAAGCCGGGAAAACGAGCTTGACGACCTCAAGTTCCTCGCTGGATCGCCCGATAACCAGTGGCAATGGCCCGCCGACGTGCTCCAGACACGCGGCGCCGTCCAAGGGCAGACGATCAACGCCCGCCCCTGCCTGACGATCAACAAGTTGCCGCAGCACGTCAAGCAGGTCACCAACGACCAGCGCCAGAACCGGCCCAGTGGCAAGGTGATCCCGGCGGACGACAAAGCCGACCCGGAAGTCGCGGAGATCTTCGACGGCATCGTCAGGCACATCGAGTACATGTCGGACGCGGACGTGGCCTACGACACTGCCTGCGAGAATCAGGTCACGTATGGCGAAGGCTACATCCGCATTCTGACCGAGTACTGCGACGACAACACGTTCGATCAGGACATCCGCATCGGGCGCATCCGCAACTCGTTCAGCGTCTACATGGACCCGCTGATTCAGGACCCCTGCGGCGCGGACGCCAACTGGTGCTTCATCACCGAGGATCTGCCGAAAGAGGAGTACGAGCGGCTGTTCCCCGACGCGCAGCCGATCTCCTCCATCATGGCGCAAGGGCTGGGCGACCAGGACCTGACGCAGTGGATTCAGCAGAAGACGGTACGGATTGCGGAGTACTTCTACGTCGTCTATGAGCCGGTTACCTTGCGGCTGTACCCGGGCAACGTGACGGTCGAAGCGGGCTCGCCGCCTGACCGCGAGATGCGGCAGATGGGGCTGAAGCCCCTGCGCGAGCGCGTGGCGCAGGCTAAAAAGGTCAAGTGGTGGAAGACCAACGGCTACGAGGTGCTGGAAGAGCAGGACTGGCCCGGTCGGTGGATCCCAGTCGTGCGCGTGGTCGGCAACGAATACGAGGTGGACGGGCAGGTCTACGTCAGCGGTCTGGTGCGCAACGCCAAGGATGCGCAGCGGATGTACAACTACTGGACCAGCCAGGAAGCGGAGATGCTGGCGCTGGCGCCCAAAGCCCCGTTCATCGGCTACAGCGGGCAGTTCGAGGGCTACGAGCACCAGTGGAAGACCGCCAACGTCACCAATTGGCCATATTTGGAGGTCAACGCCGACGCGACGGACGGGCAAGGCGCCGTGCTGCCGCTGCCGCAACGCGCCGCGCCGCCGCTGCCGCAGACGGGCCTGATTCAGGCCAAACTGGGCGCGTCTGACGACATCAAGGCGACGACAGGGCAGTACGACCCCAGCCTCGGGGCTACCAGCAATGAGCGCAGCGGCAAGGCGATCATGGCGCGGCAGCAGCAGACCGACACGGGCACGTACCACTTCGTGGACAACCTCGCCCGCGCCGTGCGCTACGTGACGCGGCAGATCGTCGATCTGATCCCGAAGATCTACGACACCCAGCGCATCGCTCGCATCATCGGCATCGACGGCGAGACGAGCATGGCGAAGATCGACCCGACGCAGCCGGAGCCGGTGCGCAAGGTCATGGACCAGTCGGGTGTGGTCATCGAGAAGATCTACAACCCCAGCGTTGGCAAGTACGACGTCGTCGTCACCACTGGCCCCAGCTACATGACCAAGCGCCAAGAGGCGATGGACGCGATGAGTCAGATCCTGCAAGGCAACCCGGCGCTGTGGCAGGTCGCGGGTGATCTGTTCGTCAAGAACATGGATTGGCCGGGGGCGGAAGAGTTGGCTGAACGCTTGCAGAAGATGATCGATCCGAAACTGCTGGCGGACGAGGAAGACCCGGCGTTGCAAGCTGCCAACCAGCAGATTCAGGCGATGGCGCAGGAGATGGAGCAGCTGCACTCCATGCTCAAGCAGGTGGCGAACAGCATGGAAGTGCAGGAACTGCGCATCAAGGAGTACGACGCCGAGACCAAGCGGCTGAGCGTCGTACAGGCAGGCATGACGCCGGAGCAGATCCAAGAGATCGTCATGCTGACGCTGCGCGACACCATGACCTCGCACGACATGATGCCGGTCGTGCCCGAGGCGTCGCCTGAGCAGATGGGGATGCTGGAAGATCAGATGCTGGGCGGGGCGGAAGAAGCCCAAGAGCCGCAGGAGGCGATGGAATGAGTTGCGAGACCTTCATCGGTGAGTTGTTCCTCGCCCGCGACATGGCGCACAGCGTACACCTCAACACGCGGTCGTATGCCAAGCACAAGGCGCTCAACGAGTTCTACGACGGCGTGATTGAGCTTGCCGACGCCTTCGCAGAGGCGTATCAGGGGCGCTACGGCCTGATCGGCCCTGTGGCTCGCCAGAACGCTCGCAAGACGACCAACATGGTGAACTTCCTCACGGAGCAACTGGAACGGCTGGAAGCTAGCCGCTACAAGGTCTGCCCGAAGGACGACTCGCCGTTGCAGAACCTGATGGACGAGATCTTTTCTCTGTATCTCTCCACTCTCTACAAACTCAAGTTCCTCGCGTAAGGGGCACGCATGGCGGCGTACAACAAATTTAACGCTTGGGTCGAGTATCTCGTCGAAGGCGTTAACTGCGGCACCGACCAGTTTGTCGTAGCGCTCACTGACACGGCACCTACCAGCGCTAATTCGGTGTTGACCGACATTACGCAGATCAGCTACACCAACCTGTCGTCTCGCAACTTGACAACCACCAGTTCCAGCCAGAGCGGCGGCACGTTTTCGCTGAAATTCAGCAATCTGGTGCTGACCGCAACGGGTTCAGTCGGCCCGTTCCGGTACGTTGTCATTTACGACGACACCGTGGCGAATGACCCGCTGGTTGCGTGGTTCGACTACACCAGTAGCATCACAATGGCAAACGGCGACACGTTCACGCTGACGTTTGACGGCACTAACGGTCTGTTTACGGTAGGCCCCTGATGAGCCTGCACCGCAACCGCGTCCAGATGACGGTGTCCGGCACGCCCGGCACCGGCACGATCACGCTCAACGCAGCGACCTCTGGCTATCAGTCGTTCGGCACCGCCTACAGCAGCGCAGACGCCACGGTAGACATCCTCATTACCGAAGGTGCCAACTGGGAAATATGCCGCAATTGCACCTACACGCACAGCGGCACGACGGTTAGCCGCACCACACCGGAAGCGTCATCTGCTGGCGGGGCTGCGGTGTCGTTCGGCGGCAACGCGATTGTTTCCGTTATTGCCACCGCGGCGACCGGCAACAACTGGGGTTTGAACGAGGTCCAGTCCAGCGCCAACGCTGCCGTCACGGGCGTCGTCGGCACGATGCACATCCTGGATATCGGACCATTCACCGCTGATCGTGACTTCACGCTGCCCGCCACCTGCGCCGTGGGCGACAGGGTCGGGGTGTTCATCAAGACGGGCGACCCGTCTTTTGAGTTGCTGCTGAAGCCCGCATCCGGCGACACGATCAACGGCGGGTCTGTTGGTGCGGAATGGTCGCGGCTGTTTATCACTGGAGAGTGCGTGATTTTCCGGTGCATTACGGCCAATGCGGATTGGATTGTGGAGTATGACGGGCGGATACCGTCCGCCGTTTCAATGACTGCTGCGTCTGCTCAAACGGGTATTGCAGCAAGTACTTGGACAACGCTTACCGAGGGCGCCACTGGTTCTTGGGGCACACCAATAAATGTCGGCAATCTTGCCGATACAGGTAACGATGCCGTTATTGCGAGACGAAAAGGAAATTACGTTTTAAACGTTGTTGCTACTTTGGTTTTAATGACAGATCAACGGTCTATTTTGTTAGGGTTTCAACTGAATGGCAGCGGAAATCCGCGTCGTGTTTGCCGATTGGCAACGTCTACCGCAGCGTCTACAACTACTGGCGGCAGCGGCAGCGTGTCGTTGTCTTTGCAAGCTGGTGATTCTGTGCGTGCGCAAATACTGCACACAGATACTGCAAATAGAGATACGGAATACATTGCGAACGAAAGTCTAACGACGGTTGAAATGCGGGAATTGCTATCGTGAGCACTATTCTTGCGTTGTCCTATCTGTTTCCTGACATATCTGCACCGGATCACTTTGCATTAAATGAACAAGGCGCCTTGCTTTATTGGCGCCGCCCCGAGCCGCAACCCACGCCAGCCCAGATCGCCGCCGCCGCGCTGCCCGCAGCCAAAGCCGCGAAGAAGCAACAGATCAAAGTTGCCGCACGCACCCGCATCCTTGCTCGCTACCCCGAGTGGCGGCAGGCCAACCTGACCGCCCGAGCGGTCGAACTGGTCAGCCTCGGCGAGACCAGCGGCGCGGAGTGGCAGCAGATGCAGAGCATCTGGGCGTGGATCAAAGCGGTGCGGGCACGCAGCGACCTGCTGGAGGCCGACGTCGCGGCTTGCACGACGGTCGAGGCGGTAGACGCAATTCAACTCTCTGGATGGCCGGAGTAACACATGGCGGATAACGTAGGCTACACCCCCGGCTCCGGCGCAACGATTGCGGCGGATGATATTGGTGGCGTGCTGCATCAGCGAGTGAAACTCGGCGTCGGCGCGGATGGCACTGCGGTTGATGTGTCGGACGCGAACCCGATGCCCATCAAGGACGACGAATCTCGCGGCTTGCTGATGCGCATCTTGCAGATGCTGATGGCGCCGTTGGGCTACGACAAGTCACTGCAGCGAGCGCGGGTTACGGCGGTGCTGGAGTCAGGGACAGTAACCACGGTGACCACTGTCACCACGGTGACTACGTGCGCGGCCGTAACCTCGCTTAACAATTTCGACGGCTACAACGCTCGCATGCAGATTCTGGACAACAACCGGACAGCTTGGGCGCAGTGCGTCCGTGCCCGCATCACCTAAGGACAGCGAATGGCAAACACTTTCAAAAAAGTCATTGACACGTTGGTATGGCGGCAAGTTCCACCGTTGCCCAACGCGCACGCGGCGGCAGCGTGCGTGGCGTCGGATCTGCGCAGTGACCTTTCGCGCAACCCTTTCGTTTACCAGCTTGTCAGCAACACGGTACTCAACCGTTACAACATCGTCACCAAAGCCTCTGCCTTCACAATCAGCCCCGCGCTGGCAGGCACGTTCGGAGCCGGGGCAGCAATGGCTTTTGCTCCGTCGTTTGGTCTGGTAGGCACCATCGCTGCCGGTGCAACTACCACAAGCGTGGTTCTGTCTACCGCGCTGCCGACAGCCGTAGGCTTGAACATGCTCGCGAACCGGGGTGGTTCTGGTGAGTATGGGTTCAAACTGCGCATCATCGACAACGGCTCGGGCGGCTCCGGCAAGACGGCTGAGCGGTACATCACTGGCAACACGGCAGGCACGGCACCTACCATCAACGTGCTGTCGAGTTTTGGCTTTACCCCCGTGACCGGCTCGCGCTACGAGATCGTTGCAGGTCGAGTGATGATGCTGGGCGCGGGCACCACGGCGGCGAACAGTTGGCGCACGTTCGAGGTCGCCAGCAACACCCTGTCTACTGGTCTGAGCACCACGGGCCTCCCGGCGACTATCGCCACTGATTCGAGCTTGATGGTGTTGGACGAGCAGTACACGCCCTTTGACTGCTCCCCGGGCGACGGGATGATCAAGGGCGCGTACAACTACGACACGGGCATTGTGTCGCGCTATGCGCTGACGGCTACGGCTGCCGCCGCCGGCAGCATTACGGGTCAGGCCACACTGGGCGACGCGGGGGTGCTGGTCAACGAATACCGCAATTTCCAGATTCGCATTGTCGAGGACACCACCAACGTCACAGCAGTGGGTCAGCGTCGGATCATTGCCAGCCACACGGCGGGCCCTTCGGCCGTCTACACGCTAGGCAGCAACTGGACGGTCACGCCCAGCAGCAGCGCCAAGTTTGTGATCGAACTGCCGAACCTCGCGCTGCTTCGTTCCTCGGCTACGACCACGGTCTACACGTACAACTACACCGACGCGACGATCAACAACGGCACGAACAACATCGCCTCGAACGCTTGGAGCACGACGTACTTTGGCGCTGCCCCTGCGGCCAATGCAGCGGGCGGCATGTGGGCGCCATCATTCGGTATCCAACCGGACGCGGCGCACAATGCGCGGCATTCGTTCTGCTACTTCTTCCGAGGCGGCGCGGCCACGTTGGATGTGCTGGACATTGCTGGCGGCACTACGGGCTCTTGGACGGGCGCGCTTGTTTACGACGGTTCCCCCGGCGCGTTTCCGGCCACTGGGTCTGGCGGATGCTATTCACCGTTTGAGAACGAAGGTCGGATGTTCTACATGAACCTCTACGTTGCTTCGGCCATCAACCAGATTTTCAGGTTCGACGTACAGAACCGAGTGCTGAGTCCGTTCGCACCGACCGACTTTTTGCAAACTGGTACGGCGGCGCTCGGGAACCGCATCGCATGCTACGCCGCGATTGATGGTACCGATGTCTATGACGTTGTGTTCCTTCAGTCGCACCTTTCAACTGTGGCGCAAGAACTGGTGGTGCTGGTATGAGCGTCGAAGACTTGATCCGGCTCATGGAGGCGCGGCTCGCCGCGCTGAACTCGGCGCGAGGCTCTGCCGCAGCAGTGGGCGACTTGGAACAAGTCACACGCTTGGATGCTGATATCGCGACGACGCAGACTACGCTGGACCAGTTGCGCACGTTGTAAACCGTGCTGCTGATCCTTCTTTCAGGCGGCGCGTCGCCGCCCCCGCCCTCCACTGGCTCGCAGAACACATGGGCGCAGGGGACGTGGGGCGATGTGCCGTGGGCGGGGTCGCAGCCAACGCAAGGCGCGTATTCCTTAGCGCTTGACGCCGGGTCGTACAGTCTCACCGGCCGCGACGTAACGCTCACGTATGTGCCTGCCGGGGGCACAGCGTACAGTCTGTCGCTGGATGCTGGCAGTTACGCACTGACAGGTCGGAATGTCGGGCTGACGTCGGCCCGCAGTATTGGCATAGACGCTGGCAGCTACGCGCTGACGGGTCGAAATGTTACGTTTAACGTAACTTTAAGTATGTTACTCGACTCGGGGGCGTACAACCTCACCGGGCGATCAGTGACCTTGACATGGAGCGGAGAAACTCCTGTCGTAATTACTGATACAATCATCACACTTCGTTCCCTGACGGAACGCTGGAGAATGTGACATGAGCACAGCAGTCAAAGCGATTACCTCTTGCCTGGGGTATCAGCAAATTACTACCCTCAGTTCGGCGACTAATCTGACCGTGCCAACGACGGATTTGAATGGTCTTAGCGCAAAGCCCACACTGGCTTTGATTGTGGCCGAAACGCAAGCTGTTCGCTGGCGCGACGATGGCGTCGCTCCGACGGCTAGTATCGGTATGCCGCTGGCGGCTGGCGTCACGCTGCAATATGACGGCGATCTGTCTCGCATTCAGTTCATCGAGCAGACCGGCGGGGCCAAGCTCAACATCAGCTACTACGTCTGAGGTCGTCATGCCAAACATCTCCAACGATTCCGCGTCGGTCGATTACATCAAGTATTTCACGGTTCAACTGCCGCAGGATTTGGCCCGCATGGCCGCGCTGCGCGACGAACTGGCGTTGCGGCAAGGTAGCCTTGACGCGATCAAGCAAACCGCTGAACTGAAAGAGCAGGCGGCAAAGGCGCTGGCCGATGCCAAGGCAGAAGCGGCAGCGCTGACGGCAGAAGCGAAAGAAGCCGCCGCAAAGGCGAAAGAGCAGAAGCGCACGCTGGACGAACGCGAAAAGATTTTGGACGCGCGCACCAAAGATTTCGAGACTGGCATGTCTAAGCGGCAGGCGGAACTTGTTGCCCGCGAAGCGCGGGTGAATGGCCGTGAAGCTGATCTCAGCAAGTGGCAGGAGACTCTGACCACTGCGGATGCCAAACTCAAACAAGAGCGCGATGCGCTTGACGCTCGCGTGAAAGCCTTCCAGGCCAAGGTAGCAGCACTCACGGCCTAACCGCACGGGTTCGGTAAACCCGGGACTCTCTGGAGTCGTAGATGGACGAAGAAGTCGTAGCAGAAGTGCCAGCGGCGGAAGCCGTGCCAGAGCAGAGCGTAACGGCTACGCCTGCTGCTGATGAAGCATCGCCGGTCGAACAAGCAACCGAAGCGACCAAGACCTTCACGCAAGAAGAACTTGACGCTATCGTGGCCAAACGGCTTGCTCGGGAGCAGCGCAAGTGGGAGCGGCAACAACAGCAGAAGGTGACCTCAACCGTACCGGCTGAGATTCCTCCGGCTGATGAGTTTCCGTCCGTCGAGGCTTACGCCGAAGCACTGGCAGCGAAGAAAGCGCAAGAGCTTCTTCGTCAGCAAGAGCTTCAGCGACAGCAAGCGGAATTGCTTGACGCCTATCATGAGCGTGAGGAGGATGCCCGGAACAAGTACGAAGACTTTGAACAAGTCGCGTACAACCCCCGGCTCCCGATCACGAACGCGATGGCAGAGGCGATTCAGGCTAGCGAAATCGGCCCCGATTTGGCGTACTTCCTCGGGTCTAACCCCAAGGAAGCCGACCGCATCTCCAAACTGACGCCTATCCAGCAAGCACGCGAGATCGGGAAGATCGAGGCGAAACTCGTCTCTGACCCCCCGACGAAGAAAACGACTGCTGCCCCGCCTCCGATTGCGCCTGTCAGCGCACGGTCTACGGGCGCTCCGGCTTACGACACCACTGACCCGCGCTCGCTGAAGGCGCTTACGACAAGTCAGTGGATCGAGCAGGAGCGCCTGCGCCAGATCAAGGCGTGGGAAGCGAAACAAAAACTGCGTTGATAAGGAGTTCTTAGCGTGAGTAATTCACTGCTTACTATTGACATGATCACGAGGAAAGCTCTCGAAATTCTCGAGAACAACCTTGTGATCACCCGCAACGTCAACCGCGCTTACGACGACTCGTTTGCCGTCGAAGGAGCCAAGATCGGCTCCACGCTGCGTATCCGCCTGCCTGACCGCTCTCTGGTCACCGACGGCGCTGCGCTGCAAGTGCAGGACGTCAACCAGCAATTCACGACTCTGGTTGTGGACAAGCAGAAGCACGTCGGCGTGAACTTCACCACTGCCGAACTGACGATGCAGTTGGACGACTTTGCTGAGCGCGTGCTCAAGCCTCGGATCTCCCAGCTTGCGTCCAGCATCGACGCGGACGTCGCCAACTCGTATCTCGACCTGTTCCACTCGGTCGGGACTCCCGGCACCACCCCGGGCACTTCGCTGGTCCTGCTTCAGGCTCAGCAGAAGATGAACGAGTCGGCTGCGGTTGCCAGCCCGCGTTACCTGACCGTCAACCCGGCTGCGAACGCCGCGCTGGTGGAAGGCATGAAGGGCCTGTTCAACCCGGTCAGCACCATCTCCCGTCAGTTCAAGTCGGCTCTAT